TCTAACTAGTTTAATATTCATGTCTTTAGCTCTATGTTATAAAACTTGTAATTGAACTTTTCATCATCATATATCTTAACACGTTCTATGAAATGTTTCAAGGTAAAATTGACATATTTACCGTGACGAAGATCATCTGCTATATCAAACAAGACTGCTTCTTTTTTGTTTTCTCCTATCCTCAAGCCACGACCAATTGATTGTAGATTTCTGACTCTAGATTTAGATGGAGAAGCAAAGACCACATTATGTAGATTGCGAATATTAATGCCGGTACTAAAAGTACCATAAGAAGCAACGATAATTGCATCATTTTCCTTTTCTGTTATTGAACGAACGGATTCGCGGACATCAACATCAGTTCCGCCGTGGACAAAGAATACATGCCTATTTTTTGCATGTTCTTTAATAGTTGCATACAAATCCTTTCCGTGTTTTTCAACGAACTGGAATAGTATGAGAGTGTTACCTTCAAGTGAGAGTGCTAGATTACGAATAAACTCATTTCTTTTCGGGTTCATTACTATATATTCTAGTTCTTGTTGATAGTCCCAACCCTTCTTAGCTTCTTTTCTAACATGTTCTGGATACTCTAGTATCAAACACTTAATCTTAAAGTCTGCCAGTTGTTTATCTTCAATCAGTTGAGCAGTGGTTGTAGACTGATATAATGGTCCGAACAAACCTTCTAGTACCAACTTATGTGTCTGAGTACCATCTACAGTACCAGTACATCCAATACGATACTCTGCATTAACTAATCCAGACATAATAGTGGTTAATGACTTTGATTTGAATTGATGTGCTTCATCGCCAAATACAAAATCAAATTGTTCAAAGTATTCTGGTGGGTTCTTATAGATTGATTGCCAAGTTGTAATCGTCAAAAACTTATCTGTAGTTTTATCTCTACCAGAATATTGACGATGACAATGTTCCTCTGAATCATAACCATAGTCTGCAAAGTCTTTATACATCTGTTCAACAAGTGATGTTGTTGGAACAATTAACAAACCTTTTTTATAATCTTTGTACTGTAGATATCTTAATATCAAGTATTGTATCAACGACTTACCTGAACCAGTCGGTGACAGTAACAACATCCGTTTGTTTCTTACGGCTGTAAGGAAGGCTTTGTATTGATATTCTCTTATGCCTTCTGTTATAATAGCTTTGTTAAGATTGATCTGTTCTAAGAATTCATTTGCTTCGACAGCTGAGAAACTAGTTGTTGAGTTTACTTCTGGTTCAATGGATAGTTTATAATCTCTCTCATCACAAAACTTTTGAATGTACGGAAGTAGACCGTGATAGATGGTAAAGTTTCTAAGATCAGCAAGTCGTATCTTGCCATCCCAAATCTTATTCTTAAACGCAGGCATAAACTGGTAACCTGGTACGTAGAATGTGAAGTAGTCTGCTAGTTCTTGTGCAGTACCACGTTCACAATCAAACGTTATGTACGCTTCATTTAGTTTGCGTAAAATTAAATCTGACATTATGCACCATTAACAAATCTTTCCCACGCAATAAAGTCACGGAGTTGGAAAGTTCTAGAATTAAGTTCTTTAATTATTGCAGTACAGACATCGACGATCTCATCATGTATAACTCTTTTTGCTTTATACTTGTTGATATCTTCATCTGCTTCTAAATATGTAGTGATGTCAGATTTGAGGGTAAATGGAAATGGATCCCAACCAAACTTCTTCAAGTCATCATCATCTAATTTACCAGTATAGTATTCCCATTTGATTTTCTTCCAACGATTAAGTTGAAACTCAGCATCTCTTGCCATCATACGATGGTTAGACATGATGGTAACATATTTACTATGTAATTTGGGTATGTTTAGAAGTTCACGTCCTGGTTCAGTACGATCCATCTCAGCGTCTTTACGCCACATCTCTAGTAGTTCTTCAAGTTGATTCATAAAATAGTCTCCTTTATGGAGATTATACACTAGTTAATAAAGAAATTCAAGCTGAAAATAAGAATATCTGAACGTTACATCGGCAGTAATAACATTGTCTGGTGTATCAGTTGCCGAAAAAATCATTGAGGATAATGAGATAGGAAAGCAATCAACGAACCTCACTTTGTAATGTGGTTTATTTGATGATGAAAGTACCGTTAGAATACCTTCGGCAAACTGTGGAAAGTTTGTATTGACATATGGTGATAAATCTTTTAGACCTGCGTACTCTGCATAGTCAGTAGGGAATGTAATCCCACGCATCCAATCATGCACTTCTTTCCATGCAGCAAGATCCTCATCAACTAAAAATGTAACGTTAAACGGTTCATAAATTAACTTCTCACCTGGAGAATACAGATCGACATACGGTGTATTACGAGGAATCTCTGCAAGAGATATTCCTGGCATAGACACAGATTGACAGAAGTATTGAGTATTTGAAACACGAGGAAAGTTTAATTGAAACTTATTACCGTGTTGTAAACTTGGATTAATTGCCATAGTTATTCCTGTTTGATGATACTATTTATATGCATAAAAAAAGAGGGATCCGAAGATCCCTCTAATACACATTACAATATTATTATTATATACTACTAAAATTACATCAAGTTTGCGATCTTGAATGCACGATAGTAGAAGTTTGACTGACGGTGTAGAACACCAGCGCCTTGTGTAGTACCTTCTGCAAATGGGTTTGCAACCATACCGTAACGAGTCTTGAAACCAATTTTCGGTTGGAAGCTACCTGTATCTACAGCACGAACCATTTGTAGAGGAACGTATGGGCAATAGAAGATACCAGCGTCATAAGCGTTTGAACCTTTGTAACCAACAACTGCGAACTCAGATGTTGAGCCTGTTGGGAAGTATGGATCAATGTACACTTTCATACGACCGAACATTGTACCAGCGTATGTGTTACCTGTATCGTCAACTGTTAGGTTAACTTGACCTTGTAGAGCTGATTGATAGTCTAATAGACCAGCCATTGCGAATGCAGAAGCTACGTCTGAAGAACAGATAACCATGTTACCTTTACCACGACGAGTTGTCTTTGCAATTGCGTTAGCTTCACGCTCAAGTTGGAATGCCAAACCTTTAATCTTTTCAACCATCCAACGACCGTTAGAATCTGTATCAAGATTGAATGTACCAGTTGTTGTTGTACCAACACGAGCACCTGTCTTAGCAACAGCGTAGATTGTACGAACAACTTCACGGTTGATTTCAGCAAGAATTTCAGAAGAAAGGATATTAGCCAATTCTGTTTCTGCGTCTAGACCATGAACTGCTTTCAAGTCTTGTGCAAGTTCCATTGAGTATTCTGCTTTTAACGCACGGGTTTGTGCAGTAACAGTAACTTTCTCAATTGAGAATGCCATTTCTTCAAACACTGGTGAACCAGATGTTCCAAGAGTTTCAGCAGCTGCTGTTGTCATTGGCTGACCAGCAATAACTGTATTAGCAAATACGTTATCAGTTGCTGATGTATCTGAATCAATGCTGAATGTTGTTGCTGTTGCAGACTCAGCACCTGAATGACGAGTGTTAGCTTCGTTGTAGAATGCTTCTGTACCAGATTGGTCAGCATAACGTGTACGCATTGCAAAGATTAATCCTGTAGGACCAGTCATTGGCTGAACGCCGCAAACGTCATAAGCGATTAAGTTTGGTAATGAACGACGAACTAAAGAAATGATGATTGGGTCGAAACCAGCAACTGGACCAGTAGCTGTTGCACCACCACTAAAACCGCCTGTACCAGCAGAGTTAGTTGGAGCTGTTTCAGTAATGAAGCCAGTCTTTCTCATTTCTTCAACTTGATTCTCTAATATAACCGCTGTAACTGCTTTACGGTATGGATCAGTAATAGCTGGTAATTCTGGGTGGTTAAGAACACCATCCCATTTTTGCTGTAAGCCTTCGGATAAATACATTTGGTTCTCCTATTTTTGTTTAATTAAATTCTTGTTTTTGAAATCGCTTGTGATACTGCGGCAACAAATGGATCAGCGATCTTTTTGTCTCCAGTTTCAGCATCTTCAATTTTTTCGTGCAATTGTTCAGCAGATGCTTTTTTCACACCTGATGGGAAATAGTTTTCACGGATAGTGTCAAGTTTTTCTTGGTACTCTTCCTCTGTGGAAAAGTCTACACTCTCTGCGAGTGATTTAATTTTTTCAACTTGTGTATCTGTTAAACCTTCACAAACTGTACGAACGATTTCTTGTTTAGTTGACTCAATTAGATGTTTTCTCAACTCGATACCGTGTTCGATTTCTTCGTTAAGTTTTTCTTCTAATTCTTCAACCTTACCTGCAAGTTCATCTACTAGATCGACTTTATCTTCTGGAACATCAATATAATGTTCTGCAAATAGATTACGTAGACCTGCGATAAAATCTTCTGTGATCTCTGAACGTAGTCCAGATTCAATAGCAATTTCGTTATCTGCCATCCACTGTTCAACAACATACTCTAGGTAGTCATTTACTTTATCTGTCAGGTCAGATTTAATTTCTTCTACAGCTTCTTCGAACATAGAAGCATATTTAACTTCTACTTCTTCTTCAATTTGTGCAAGACGATCATTGATACGTGCTTCAAAAATTGTTGATGCTTTAGATTTGAATTCTTCGGAAATAGTAGAGTCGTCAGAGAAAAGTGCCGAAACATCTTCTTTCATCTTTTCTTTCCACATTTTCTTTTCGTCTAGAAGATTGTCGATTGTTTCTTCATCGTCAACATATTCTTCTTGCTCTTCATCTTCCTTCATAGTTTTCTTGCCACCTTGTGGATGGTTTTGAGTATCTGAAGATGCATCAGAAGATTTAGTTGTTGGAGCAGTTGCAGACTTAGCACCCTTAGTCGAATCAATTTTATGTGAATCGTCGTCTGGTTTGCCATTTTCTGGTGTTGGTCCACCCAAGTCCATTTCTGTACCTGGAAGTTTTGATGGAGGCATAGCCGATGCGGACTTCTTACTTGAGGTAAGAATATCAGCTGCTGCTTCTAGTAATTTGTTGGTTGCCATTTAAGGTTCTCCTTTATGATTGAATATTTATAAAATTAAAGTTTTCTGAGAAAATTTTCAAATAGATTTAGGGCTACATGTTCTATTTGTTGTTTAGATGCCTGTCTGATCTGTTTTTTGGCGTTATCAATATCCATTTCAACAAAACGTCCCTCGACATACAACCACTCTTTGTTCTCCATAATGCCGTTAACAAATGCCCCTGGAGCTGACGGATCTGCAACAATATCTGCCGCAGTCGCAAGCCTCAAGTCATCTTGTACCAGATTATATCCCTCTCTGGTCATTGTAACTGAACCCATAGCTCTTGACGAAACACCAAGGTTAACTCCAGAATCAATAAAGTTTTTCACAATATTTCCATATGGTGTTTCCAAAATCATTGCTCTACCGTAGAAAGTATTACCATCTTCTTTAAGACTTACAATCTTATGAGATACTCTTTCTAGGTTTAATGTTGGTGTATCTGGATGTCCCAATTCACCTAACGCACGATTTGTTTTAATAAATTCTTCTGTGTAACGATTAACTTCATTACGTAAAGTATCCATCTTATACATACGATTGTTTTTGTTTACTGCATCTCCAACGAGGAATGTACCTTCGATGTAAAGATTCTTTTTACCGTTTTCGGTTTTCTCTGTTAGATACTTTACGTCATCAAACATTTCGGTAATTAATTTCATTATAGTGTTACTCCTGTTATTGGATCAACGCTGTACGTTGCTGTTTTAGATAGTTCCATAACAATCGTACCACCAGTTGGTCCACCTGCATTACTGGATGCAATCGTAATTACAATACTTTGTGTGCTGTTATTTCCAAGAGAATAACTGTAATCATCAAATCTCATTTCGCCTGTATTGTGTAAAGAAACCATTTCTACACCATTACGTGCAATAGAAATGTTGTTATTAGTTGACCACATCATTCTACGAATGCTAGCTTCTGTAACTGTTTCCGTTGTCGGATTTTTTCTTAGATCATTAAGAGCGATGGTGTATGAACCACCTCCGGTGGCTCTAACTATTGAACAACCTCTTAATGAGTTTATAATTTCTACTGGCATTTTATCTTATCCCCATTGATTTGCGTCTACGCATAGACATGCTTCTTTTTTGTAATGTACGTCTTAGCTTAGCACGACCTTTTGTTTTCCAATATCGTTTTAACATTCTAGACTTATGAAGTCTAGTTGTTACTGGAATTCTTTTAACTGTACCACCAGCTCCTACTCTATATCCCTTAACTGCTGAACGGCGAACGTTTCGCTGAACAATAATCTTACCTTTTGCATTACGGCGAATACGACGACGGATCTTATGTATTCTACCTGACTTAACAATGTTAAGTGATTTGGCTTCGTCCAGTTCTTCTAACTCATAGTCAAAAGCATCTTTTGCTATATTCTGTTTTTGTTCATCCAACTTACGATCAAGAATGGCAAACAACTGTTCATAGATCAGTTCTTTTATTTTACTGCCGTTGCCATTAATAATTGATTCTACAATTGACATTATATCTTTAATGAGTAATCATAGAACTTGTCAAACATAATAGGATCGCTTAACTTTTGTTCCATTTTTATTTTGTTTTCTTCACTCAAACTATTATAAAGTTTTAACATATTCTTTGCCATCTGTGGAGTAACTGAACGAATGCCAGTTTCAAAATCAATATTGTAAGTATTTGATTCTGTTAATCCAGAAAGATATTCTAACGATTCCATTATAGACATCTCGGCTTCTTCAGCCTGTAATGGTGCGTCAACACCTGGTCCGTATGGTATCGTAAAATGTTTATCTAATAGTTTGTTATAGTATAAAGCAACTTTTGTACCGTCTGGAAATCCTCTTACCGTAATTCTTTTTAACAATAGAATGTTAGGAGGATCTTTTAAAATTAACGGTTCTTCTGTAATCTTAGCTGGTTTAGTTAATTCAATTTCTTTATCAACCGTAGACTGTCTCTGAAACTTGTCACGACCAACATAAACTTTGTGTGCTCTATATCTTTTGCCAGCTGCATTAACTTTAAAGTCGGCAGAATCTAGAACACCTTCATTAACTTCTTCTTTAACTGCTCTACGTGCTTGTGTAAAAATCTGTTTGTTATTAGATATTAAATCTGCCATTCTATTAAAAAGATTACGGATAATCTCTCTATCGGCAGTATTAAATTGAGGTCTTTCTTCACCCATCTTATCCATAATTTTATGGATGCGTTGAATCTGTGCCTTGTTAGCTAATCCGGCACGAATAAGAGAATCGAACTTTGAATAGTCCTTCTTCTCTTCCTCGACTAAATCTTTAAATTCTAATAGTGATTTCATTAAACAGTTTCGTCTGTATATTGATCTTCAGTTTCGGCAACAGCAGAATCTAAATCATCTTCAGTTTGTTCTGGTTGTTCTGTAGTACCAAAAATTGCACCAGCAATTTCTTGTTTACGTGCATCTAAGGCTTCAAAAGATTTTTGTGATAAAATCTTATCCAACTCATCTCTTGCTAATGCATTATTACCTGAAGCAATTAAGTCAACAAAGTTTCTTATATCATCCATAATATCTCCTTATTTATTTCGTACCATATTTATCTACCTCATTATCAAGCTGAGGTGTTTCTGATTCCATACCACTATTGTCTTGTCCGTTATCTTGTGGTGGCATTTCTGGAGGTGGTGCTAACATAGGACCTTGTTGTTCTTGGTCCATTTGTCCTGCCATCATTTCGATATCATCTTCTGTTTGACGAAGGATATTTTTCTTTACCCAATCAACAGAATAATATTTGCCAACAAACGGATCAACAGTAATTGCCAAGTTTAAACGTTCACGCAATACTTCTGCATCACGCATTTCAATGTAATCGTTGTCACGTTTAAAATCGTAAGTTACTTCATCTTTAATTCGTTCCCATTCTTCTAGTGTACAAATACCTTTTAACACAAGTTGAATTCGTAATGCTTCATCAAAAATTTGACAGAACTTATTACGTAATCTTGAAACAAATTTTGAGAACTTAACTTCATCACGGGTAACTTCTGATACACGACCTAAACCAATCATACCACCTTGTTGTGGTTCTAGTCTTGAGTAAGGTACATTAAGTGATTGTAAAAGTTTCTTTTGAAAATACTTTACATCTTCTAACTCACCAAGGTTTTGACCTGCTGGTAATGTAGTAATCTCTGTACCTTTACCACCTTCACGACGAGGTAACCAGAAATCTTCTAACATAGAAAGATGTTTACGATCATCACGCAGCTCACCGGTGTTAGCATCATAAACCATCTTGTTACGATACTTAACCATAACGTCACGTAGATATTGTTCTGCTTTACCTTTAGGTAAATTACCTACGTCAATGTAGAATACTCGGCGTTCTGGTGCTCTAGAAATACGATAGATAACAATCGCATCTTCAACCATACGAAGTTGATTGAGAGGTTTAATTGCTTTATGTAGATAAGAAATAACAAACGTATTCTTTGCATCTGTTAAACCAGAATTAACATTAATAACTGATTCAGGTGCAATACGAACACCGTTATTTACTTGTGCGGTATATGTTTGTGTAGATGAACCACGATCATTATACACAAAATATTCGGCAATAGATTTGATAATCATTGCACCAGTTTTTGGATCACGGTCTTTTGCAATCTCTCTAACTTTACGAATTTTACGTGGATCAATATAACGTAATTCTTTTACACCTTCTTTGGGTGCCTTTTCATCGACAACAACATGATAGTAAATTCTACCGTCAATGTACCAACGTTTAAACAAATCATCTGCCAAGTTATTAAAATTAAACATGGAAAGAATTGTTTTGAATTCTTCCCTAATTTTTTTCTTGATTGATTCTGGTTGTGAAACGTTGTCTGTAATTATGTCAACAACTTGTCCATCAATGCTTTGTGATATGGCTTCATTAACGATCTCATCAATTGCCATTTCACATTCTGGATGATTAGACATCTCACGATATCGTGTGATAAGTTCCAACTCATTACGTACCGATCCTTCTAAATCAACATATGTACCATAATAAGCATTGGACGTAATATTAACTGCGCCATCATCGAGCGCAGAAGTAGGTAGGGTAAACGTTGGTTGTTCAGGTATTTGATCCTGAACAATGTCCGATTTCCCTAGTGTAAATCCGAATAATTTAATAGCTATTTTAGGTGCCTCTCATTCTATAAAAATGGAATAGGGGTTACCCCCTATCCCTCATTAAACAACACCGCGCTCAACGTCTTGCCACCACTGATATGATAGAGTAACTGTAAATTCTTCTATCGCATCATTTGATCCCCAATCAACATCGATTGGAGAAATATCGGTAGGGAAGACACCAACGAATCTGTATTTTTTCAACTCACTACCACGTTTTCCGAATTGAGTTACATCTGCATCTTGTTGATATGCTGATCCAACTAAAGCGGAAGGATTGCGAATGTTTAAGTTATGACTATTTATTGCGTTCATCCATCTCTCAAATGCGTTACGGACAACAAAGTCCTCATCATTGATAATAGAGATTGTCCAATCTGAAAACGTTCTGTTACCTGCAAATTTTAATTCACGTCCGAAATACTGGACTGGCACAACACCAATTGTAGAACCTGGTAGTTGTGCAGTCTTACACATGAATGTCAATTTACTTTGAGCGTTCGCTGGATCTGCAAATCTTGGAAAAGTCATTGAGACTTCAAATAGATTTGGACGAGCTCCGTCACCTTGCAATTGAGAGCGGAATTCATTTACTGAAAATGCCATTTATTTTCTCCTGTTTCTCTTTATTTATTAGAAGCGTCCAACGATTTCTTCAAAACTTACACCAGTACGAACTGCAACAAAGTTCAATTGGATAAAGTTGACTGAACGTGCCGGTTTAATATAGATGTCACCAACGAATTCGTTTTTATCAATTATTTCTGCGGTATTATTTGATTCGTCACAAACTACACGGTAATCAGTAATACCACGACGGCCTCTTACATCACGTAGGTACGGTTCAACAATAGAAACAAATTGCGCTCTTGTAAACTGATCGTTGAATTCAAACAATGAAGAACGAGCAGCACGGGAAATTGTTTTCTCTAGTGCAATGAACAGACGGCGAACGTTAATACGATCAAATGCTGATGGTTTTTCTAGTAGAGTCTTGTCACCAAATAGGATTGTACCTTCTCCAGCAAATGTAACTACTGGGTTTACACCCTTAACATATAGATCATCACGTTCTGTTTGTGTTGGATTCCATGCCAACTTAATGTTGTTACGGATTTGGCCACGTGAGAATCCACCTGGAGAGTACCAAGGGTCACGTTCTAAATCTGTACGAGCACATAGACCTGCAATATCACCATTTAATGGTACCCAACGGTATACGTCATTGTATTTGTCGTACTGATATTTCCATCCAGAATCCATTACAGCATAAGAAGATGATGGTAATACGTTTCTGTAAGCTACAATATCTACTACCTCATCACCAGAGTTGTCAACAACATCTGATCTTTCTGGAGAGATAAACAATACGCAATCGCCACGATTTTCAACTAGAGTAACTAGAGAAGTAACTATTGCTTGATTTGCTGGACCTGAAATAACTAGACCAACATCAACTGAATCAGGATTATTAAACTTGCTGTATGCATTAATAACGTCACCGTTACTTAAAGTAGCATCAGTACCAGCTGACATTGAAGCTGTAAAGTTATTTGTTATAGCAGTAAATGTTATTCCAGAAGCAGTATTGCCCCAATTTGTACCACCTGGTTGATGACCAGTCCACCAAACATATCTTGATTTGTCATTAAGTACATTTTTGTAGTAACTAGATGAACCGTCTGGTGATTTAGCATCAGAAGCCTTAGATACAAATGCCCATTTTTCTACTACGGTATTTGCTGTTCCAGTAAATTTACCATCTTCATCAACAACAATAATGTGTAACTCATCGTTTAAGCTATTATTATTTGTTGCATAGTCAGATGTTCCTGGTGGAATACCAAATTGATCTGCATATTCCCACTTACGTAGAATTGCTGTACCACCAACAATACCTGCAGCACCAACTGCTGTATCAATACCAACTGAAGTTGCACCCACAGTTAATACACGAACATATGATACTCCTGCATCATAAGAAATTAAATCTCCAGGAACAAGACCTGTTGTTGGTGTACCAAGAACGTTAATTGTTGTTGCGCCAGCTGATGTAGCATTACATGTTACAGCATTTAATGCGGTTAAGTTTGATGAAAATGCCGTTGTAGATGGACACATAGAAACTTTTAGAGAATTACCTCTAGTTCCAGGCCATTTTGCTGCCATTGGACCGCTAGCAGCAGTTGCTGTATAGTGATTTAATTCGTAGTCGCTGTTGTTTTCAATTAAAACACCAGTACCATTGGCTGTTGCGTTTAATGAAGAAGTTGTGTTTGCCGCACGGACAACACGTAGTGAGTTAGAGTAAGCTAAAAAGTTTGCTGCGGAGAACCAGTATTCATAGTTGCTAGACGTTGGAGGACCAAAACGGTCAGCAAGACGAGTTTCATCAGATATAGTAATCACTTCATTGACTGGCCCCCACGAAAATTCACCAGCAAAAGCACCAACAGATGTGCTAGTTGCTGGAATAACAGTAGTCAAATCAACTTCTGATACACTTACTCCTGCTGAAAGTTGAACGGACTGTGGATTTCGAAATGCCATTGGATTTCTCCTTTAGTTGAGGGATCAAATTTTTTCTTATAGTCTATTTAGTTTTTTATAAACTTGACGACGGATAACCCAGTTTATTGAAGTCTGTGTATGCCCAAGTATCTTTTCCGTCATCATATGTTTCTGGTTGCAACCCGTTGTCTATAATTCCTACGGGTGCCAAATCCTCATCCACAAGCATATTATTTTCCTGCAACATCATTTTTCGTATATCAAGGTTTGTACTTTCACGGAAATAGGACTGAGCCGCCAACCATGAAAACAACACCAAACCCATAACCATATCGTCATTATTACCTTCTTCTGCTCTATAGGAATCTAGATAACGGGAGAAGGTGTTCAATTCTGCGATTGTTTCAAAGTCATTAATAATTAACTTATCATTCTCAACCAGAGTCTTTAAGTTTGCACAGCCAATCTTTTTGACAGACTTGGTTGTTCGGACACCAAAGGATGCGGAACGTTTGAATCCACCAGAAATACTTTGACCCTTAATATTATGGTGTTCTACCTTGTAGATATTCTCATATTCCAGATCATAGTGCATAATATCCACAACTTGTTTACCAATACTATTGGTTTCTATGAGTACAAAAGCCTCATTATATTTTTTCGCCAATGAGTATATGACAGTTGGTAAAAAGAGTAATGGTATTTTGTTGCTGCGATATCTTGCGACTTGTACATAGGGTGCTTCCGTTACGTCAATCACATTGATGGTTGAATAGTCTTGTTCAACCCCCTCAGATGGATCAACTGTGGCAATATAACTTCTTCCTTCTTTCGGTCTTATAAAGATATCCAATCCATCTTCTGCTTCAATTGGATTAGAATATGCCAACGTTTTTAGTTTAGAACCAGAGATTAAAGTTGCAGATGAACCAATAAACTCTGTTTCAAACTCTTGTCGGAACTGTTCTTCCGATGTGTTTCGTATTGTTTCTTCTTTCCATTTTGCATCACGACCAGGAACTTGTGACCAATGAACTTCAATTGGTTTATATAATGATCGTTCTTCGATTGCATCTTTCCACATCTTGTAGAATAGATTTAAACCATTTGGAGTTGAAACAATAATTACTTTAGATGTTTTACCAGATGAGATAACAGGATAGGTTGACGTAAAGAACTCAACTGCCATATTATGAGGAACGAATGCAAACTCATCAAGGAAGATTAGATTGTATGTACCGCCTCGAACACCTGCTGCTGATGTTGCATACGCATATATTTTGGATCCGTTCTCTAGTTCTATTGAACGTTTGTTCCAGTTGACAATACCTTGTTGCAA